ACGATATGGTCCTGGAGGACTCAGAATCGCAACTTTATCGCATACAAAAACGAAATCTCTGACGATTTCCTTAGCGACAAACGCTCGATGGTGTACGGCCAATTACTGAAACTAATCGGAGGAGAACAACCTTCAGTGAAAGCGATTGACCTTTTCATGCGTAGATTCGGACTACTTACGGAGAAACAAATCATCGCCACAGAGGACGCGAGCGGAAGCCGTTCCAACGATGACCTACAGAAAGAACTCGAAGAACTCGACGATTTACTAAAAGACGAATAACGGAAGGAGGGGCGCAACTTGGGCTTATTTTGGAAAGACAAAGCGCAGCTCGACAAAGTAAACGAATATACGTCGGTATATGAGTTCAACGCGTTTCAAACGGGCGAACAGTTTCCGCCGGTGGCTGACCGAGAACGTATCTCGAAGTATAAGCGGTTGAAAAAACTATTTCAAGGCAAGCAGTTCGAGGTTTACGAACGCGCGTCGAAGCTATTAAAAGACACGCCTCACGAGAGCCAACTTGCTCAGTTATATATTGCGGTAAATATTGCGGATATCTTAGTTACCAAACCCTCGGATTTGCTAGTCGGCGAACCACCGAGTTTCGAATCGGGGCTGCCTGACAATAGCGAAGAACAAAAGGCGGTTAATCGATATGTCGAAGAAAACGATCTTGTTAAATTGGTACACGAAAGCGCGATTGGTAACGGCTATCGTGGCGACGCTTGGATTAAGACGCGGTATGGCTATCGCCAAGATTTTTCTGAAGTAGTACAAAGAGGCGGCCAGATTCCGGATGGCGTCGTAATGGAGCCGATTATCGAGCACGTAAATGCGGAGTTCGTATTTCCGGAAATATCACGCGGCAATGTGAAGTCGTTTAAGGCGGTTAACATTGCGACTGTAGAATATGTAATCGACGGCAAGACAGAAAAGCCGTTCTTAAATGTTGAGCGACACATTCCGGGCTATATCATTTACGAACGCTATCGCTTGTTTGAGTTTGAAGGCGGAATTGATACGCGCTGGGGCTATCCGTTAAACGTCTACACAATTGGCGAAAGAGTAGCGACAGGACGCGAAGAAGATGCCGTTGAGACGGGCGTTCCTCATTTACTCGTTCATCACATTCCGTATAAATCGGTCGATGACGATTGGGAAGGCGTTGGCGGACTAGAGAAGTTAGAATCGCTATTGGCGGCGATTAATGATCGCGTTGTGCAGATCGATTACGTACTCTGGAAAAACGCGGACCCGACAGCATATGGCCCTGAGTTAGAAGGCGCTGACGGCCAAGTACGCTTAGGTGGCGCATATATACCGGTAACAAAAGAAGACGCAACTCCGGGCTATATGAATTTCGAAGGTCAGTTAACGTCGGCATTCAAGGAGCTCGAAGTTTTAATATCGCTTGTTTTCCAATTAGCGGAAACACCGCAATGGTTATTCGGAACTGTGCTCGGAGAAAACTCCGGTGGAACTGGAACTTCGCATACGGACAGCGCAGCCATTAAGGCGCGGTTTATGCCGATACTTTCGAAAGTCAAACGCATTCGCACGCACTATGACAAAGCTATTCGCGACGCTTTATGGACGTGTCAAATACTTGACGTCGTACATGGTGACGCTGAATTTGAACCGGTTTATCCGACAATTAATTGGCGTGATGGTATTCCGAAGAATCCGAGAGAAGATGCCGAGATCATGGCGATTCGAACGGGTGAAAAGCCGACCCTTGATGTAAAGAGCGCAATCAAGCGTCAGGACGATGTCGACGATACAAAAGCCGAAGAAATCCTGCGCCGAATCGATGAGGATACCAAACGAACGGAAGGATTCGTGGATTCCTCGATTTTTAACGGAAATGGAGCGGAGCAAGGCGGTGGTAATTAATGCAGAATTACGACACGCAGACCGAGGCGTTAGTTCGCGAATATAAGTCAGCAGTCGAGCGCATTAAAGCGGAGCTCGACCGTTTTGATTTAACGAATTTCAGGCGTGCCAATTCAATGGCTACTCTAAAAGCAATCAGCGAAATTCTTTCGGCTTTAAACGACGAGTCTGCGAAATGGGTAGAAACTAACATTCCGATTGCGGCGCGTAATGGTATTGCGGAATCAATCGTGGCTCTTGGCGTGGTAGACACAATTACAGAAGCGCAGCAAATCGTTAAGTTTAATAGAGTTAACGCCGAGCTAGTTAAAGCGGTTATTGCCGATACTCAGGCAGACCTGCTCGCCGTTACGCAAAATATTGACCGGAAAGTTCGGGCGACGGTGCGTCAGGTAGTTTCGGAGTCTATGCGACAGAATTTAGCGCAGGGGATTAATGGCAGGCGGACCATGAACGCCGACACGCTTAGTGGCTTACGTGCAAAGCTAGGTGACGCAGTAAATACCGGAATAATTGACGCAAGCGGGCGAAGATGGCGTCCTGAGGTTTATGTGGATATGGTGACGCGCACAAAAATGATGCGAATAACTACCGAGGCAACAATTAACGAGGCGGTCCAACGTGAAGCGTATTACGGAGTCATATCGAGTCATGGCGCAAAAGACTTGTGCCGTAATTGGGAAGGTAAAACCGTTAAGTTAGTCGCCGAAGCACCGGGAGATTATCCGTACTACGGCGACTTACCTAATCGAGAGATATTCCACCCACGGTGCAGACATTCGATTTCACCGGTTAGGGTTCCGGAGAGGTACAACTAACTACATTAACGAAGATATTTCGCGGTAACTCTTTTCGTCACAGCGAATATGCAACGTCACTTCTTCGTTTGTTTCCGGATTAATTAAATAAACGAATGCTTTAGAGCGGTCTCGTTTTCGTCCGCCAATTGCTGCGCCGGCAATCGTACCGAGTGGGCCAGCGACCATTGTTCCGAGTATCGCCCCACCGGCGGCTTTGCCTGCGCTACGAGTTGCGGATTCTTCCCATTCGATGCCGTCTATTTTCCAAGTATCTTTCGATAAAAACGGTATTTGAATAACGACTTTGCCACGCTCACCACTATCGATCATAACGGCATTTCGAATACCTGTCGGCATTTCTTTTCCGGATAAATTTAAGTCATTACCACCGGACAGAATGTCGAGGTTAATTCGACGTTTAAACGCATCTTTGAAAAAGCCCATTATTAATAACCTCCGTTCATATTATAGGTTAATTTTACCTTAATTTATAGTATGCACACAACAATAAAATAATAACGCTAATTGACGAAATAAAACGCAATTGTCCGAACGTTAAGACGTAAAAAGAAACGGTTGATTTAAACACAATAGTCGACGGACTTTAACCGGAGGTAGCGCAATGAGTGAAGAATTAAATAACGAAGCAGTAGTGAACGAAACCAATACGGCTGAGGAGTCGGTAAATAAACCGGAATCAAAAACGTTCACGCAAGAGGAACTGGACAAAATCGTAGCGGATCGGATTGCACGCGAACGCAAGAAGGTCGAGAAATTCGCAGATTACGATGAGTTAAAGACGAAAGCATCCGAGTATGAAAAAGCGCTCGAAGAAAAGCGACTTGCTGAACTATCGGCGCAAGAACGCGCGGAAGAGATTGCGAAGAAATTCGAAGCGGAGCGCAACGAATACGCAAAGCAACTCGACGAGCTAAAATCGCAAGCACAACGCGAGAAAATCGTAAACGCATTTATTAAGGCGGCACCAGGCGTAAACATTCCGTCGGACCGAATCGATGCTGCGCTTAAACTCGCTGATTTAGCGGCCGTGACAATCGGTGAGAACGGCATAGAAGGTTTGGAAGATGTGATGAATGCGCTTGTTACTAATTATAGCTTCTTGGCGGAAATCAAAAAGCCGCAAAAACCGATCGGCGAAGCTACCAATTCGCTGAAAGATACAACCGAGAAAACTTTTGAACAGTTGCTTAAAGAAGCTGCTGAGAAAGCCAAACGCAGTCAAAAAATAGAAGACAAAATCGCATACGCGGCGCTAAAAGCGCAACGAAATTAAGTAAGTAATCAGGGCGACCCAAAAGGTCGTCTTTTTTAATTCAAAAAAACTTTAAAACAATGGGGGAAACAAACAATGCCAAAAATTTATAACTCCGATTTAATCGGTAAGAAAGTATCAGTCGTGGACGAAATTCTTTTATTGAACCCGCATCAAACTCCGTTATTGAACCTTTTAGGATTCGCGGAAGCAGTAGTGCAAACTAGTCACCAATGGTTTGAAGATGAAA